TCTAAATCCATTTTAGGATAAATATCTTTAAGATGTAATAATAATAACCTTAAACTTTCTATTTGTTTGTCGGAGTAAGCGTGCCAATATTGATGTCCTCTAAATTTATATCCTAAATCACAAACATATTCTGGTTTTACTTCTGTATTGACATAAGTATAATACTTACCATCTTTCTTTTTTAAATAACCAAAATTATTTAATTCTACACCTCCGGAGAATTTAGATATAGCAAATTTACCTACTTTGCCTAAATGCCATCCTAAATAGTTATTTGGAAAGCATTCTACTACTACACCATCATATTTAGTATTACCTTTTACATTGGTACCGCCTATACAATATTGTGTAGCTACTCTACCTCTTGTATCTCTATTCCAACCTCTAATAGTTTTGTAAGGATTGTCCCAACCAGCTGTGTGATGTAAAAAGAATCCTAATGGTTCTATTTTACCATAATCTCTAACATATTCATCTTTGTCTAGATATTCTCTATCAATAACTAAACCATCTCTTGTAGTATATTCTGTTTCTTCAGCTGAAGAATCTTGATCGGTATCAATGCCTATAGCTTCCCAAGTTGAAGGTCCAACTATACCATCAGGTGTCAATCCATGTTTTGATTGAAATTTCATTACAGCTAATTTGGTTCCTCCACCAAATATACCGTCTGCAGATAATTCAAGAGCTTCTTGTAATTTTTTAACTTCTGATCCTCTAGATCCTTGTTTTAATAACATATTTACCTTTTTTAAATAAATATGTTGTACTACTATAAACTATATATATTTTTTATTATTTGAAGGATCGTGTTTTATATAACTACCCCATTTATATTTTGCATAGTTATGTCCATTGGATTCAGCTTGTTGTCTTTTTTCTCCATTTGCTGATACTGATGCAAAATGATAAAAATGACAATTATATATTCTTGTTAATCCTATGTTAGATAAATTACATTTCAAAAAGAAATCCCAATCTGCAACCATACCTAATTCATAATTTTCATCCCAACCACCAATTCTTAGGTAATCTTGTTTTTTCATATAAATTGGTAGAGTTGATCCTGCATTTTCCATTTGTTCTTGAGATATAGATTGCTCATATTCCCAAAATTTATTTAAATCTAATTCTTCATAAGTTTTGCCTAAATCTTTTATATTAAACTGAAGAAACATTGAAGGAGATGGTTCTATCTGATTAGGTGTAATTAATTGATTGGGTTTCAAATTCCAAAATTTTAATTTTTCATCCCAATTTTTAGGAAATATATTGTCATCATTTACAATTAGTATTTCATTTGACTTTGCATTATATACTCCTAAATTAGTTCCTCGACATAATCCTTGATTAGTTTCTAAATTTAAAACATCAATATTGTCTTTCCATTTATCTAGAACTTTTTTATTTAAATCATAATGACCATCTACTACTACTATAATTTGATTTTGTTTTGTTTGTCCTTTTATTGCAGATTCTAAACATAAATCTAACATTTCAGGTGATTTATATGTTGGTATTATTACTGATATCATATTTTATTCCAATCGATTATAGGCGATAACATATTACCTTCAACATGAGTTGAATAACCAGGAATACACGAAACTAGATTAGATCCAATATTCCATAATTCTGTAAACTTATCATGATCTTTAGTCCATTTAGCTACTAAATCACAATATTTAACATGAATATCAAAATGTTTTTTTAATGTACTAAATTTACAAGCATATGTATTAGTTGTTGAGGGAGTTGTTCTCCAATGAACATTTTTTGTAGCAATTATTTTTGATTGTAAATTTTCATACATTGGTAAAAAATATTTATCTGGGTGATCATATAAAGTATAATAATCTGCTCCTATCATTTCAAATCCTTCTAATAAAATGTCTATCCATCCATCACGATGAAGATAATCATCTTCAAGAAAATAAATTATATCCTCATCATTATAATCTTGTTCATTTACATAATTAAGTAAATTTAAAAACGATTGAGCATCATTTCCTCCCTTTTTGGATGTTTTATTTACATTTTTATTTTTTAAAAAATGATCTTTAATTTCACCATTCCCAGAATCATGAAATGCTATATATTCAACTCTATCATCTAACGTTGAAATTAAATTGTCAAATATTTTTTCTCTATTAAACCAATTAGGTCTAGGTTTATGTTCTGAGTTGGTTGAAAAATTGCAATGTCGTTGGAATACTCTTATCATAATAATTTGTTTAAAGCGTTTGTCATTCTTAATTCTTCAGATCGCTGTTTTGTTCGTTTACTTATTGTACCATCATTGTTAACATATCCATCATCACCATTAATATATACATTAGGCAAATGATGGATTAAATTATCTTCAAAGTCACTTATACAAATCATTTTTTTCATTCCACAAAATTGATATATATCAGTATTAACTTTACATTTTACACTGTAATGTGATGGACCAAAAAACTGAGTAAAATTATACATTTCTCCTATTTTATGTAGCTGTTCTTTAGTAATAATAAAAGTTGCTTGATGTATATTTGTAAAATGTGCAAACTTTTTTCCTGCATATTCTTCTACGCTATTATAATCCCAATCGTAATGTGCATGATAGGCAGGATAGTACCGACCGGTTTCATTTTCTTCATATTGAATTAATCCAGCAATTCTATTTTCTGGAAGTATCGATATATATTCCAAATACTTATCAATGTGATGCTCTTTGAATAAATGATCATTTTCACCAAATAAAAATATATCAAAATCATTTCGATAATGCCATAATACTTGTTTGCATGTTAATGGTAGTAGCTGATAATCGTCTAGTTCAACAACATTAACATGATCTATACCTAATATATCAAGTTTTATATTACTATTTACAATAATAGTAACATTATATTTTTTAAAGGATTTAAGTTCTTGAACTACTTGTTCTAAGTAATTGAGTTGTTCTTCTCCATAATTTACTAAAACTGCTAATATTTTTTTCATTTTTTATCTAATTTTTATGTTAAGTAATCATTTACTAGTAAAGCTATTCGTTTAGCTTCTTTTGTAGTAATATCTTCACCGGCTGGCAAATAACAAATTGTTTTTGAATATTTCAAAGATTTAGTGCCTGGAATTTTATTGAATGGATATTGAAGAGACATTGGTTTAAAACTATGTCGTGCTGCAATTCCTATACTATTTAAATAAGATACTAACGAATCTTTTTTATCAGATGGGACTTTAATATCATATATCCATACTACTTTTCTATCAGGTTGATGAAATTTAATGTTCAAATATTTGTTATAAATTTTTTCTATTTTATTTCTGTGTTTAAGATTTTTTTTAATTTTATCGAGACTCTTTAATATTAATAAGGATTGAGAGTTTGTCATTCTATAATTGAATCCTATTTGATTATGTAAATAATTATGACTATCACCAAAAGACATTGATTTCATATCTTTTACAATTTTTAATAAATCTGTATCATTGCTTACTACAATGCCTCCTTCTTCACCATGAATAATTTTATTTCTATAGAAGCTAAAACATCCTATATCAAAACTGCCTACTGGTTTTCCATTCCATCTTGCTCCTTGTGCTTCACATGCGTCTTCTATAACTCTTAAATTATATTGATTGGCTATTTCCATTACTTTTGTCATATTTACTACTCGGCCATATACATGAGTAATCATTAATACTTTAGTTTTTGGAGTTATTGATTTTTTTACCAAATTTAAATCAATTAATAAATTATCATCACAATCGATAAAAATAGGTTTCAAACCAGCATAATGTACAGCCCATGCAGATGCCACCATGGTAAATTCAGGAACTATTACTTCACTATCTTTAGGTAATTTGAGGGCTTCTAATGCTAAATGTAGAGCAGCTGTTCCTGTATTACATGAAATTGCTCCTTTTGTTTCTACATGTTGGGCGTATTTATTTTCTAAACGTTCAAATGGTTGCATATATTCCTTTAATATAAAGTAGTTGTTTAAAATTTATGATTGGCATAATTCATGTATAGTATATAGGAGGCAAAGCGGATAATTTAGATAAAAGATTCTGATATGTATTGTTTATTTTTAAAGCTATATTAGGATCTAACTCTTTGGCAGGTGCTAAATTAAAAGGCAAAAGTGAAAAAGGTCTTTCTATAAAATCTTCTATTTGAGTTTGGCATTCAGCTAAATGTTCATATTTAATTACTAACGTAGGAAATACAGCATTAGTAACCCACACATCAAATAATTGTTCTAAATTAAGTATATCTTGATCAAAAATTTTATCTTCTAAAACTCCATTATAATCACTCCCTATATTTCTAAAATGATTGATATCATGATTGAACGTTTTTACATTAGATAAAATACAATCAACTAAATTTCTGTGTAGAAAAATTACTTTAATATCTTCATTTAAAGAAAAATTATTGTAAGGAGTATGTACTTTTATAGTATCATTTAAATAATGAGCATGGTCTACTATTTTATCAAAATGAGGACTCCAAGGCGATTGTGGTAAATTATTAACAGATCTAAATAAATAAGTAGTTCCTGATCTAGGAATTCCGGATATTATAAGTTTACTCATTTTTTACAAATTGAAGTTAGTAAGTCTAAATAACGGGGCTTTAAATACTTCCAACTGTTACTCTCAGACCAAGCTTTACCAGCTAAAGAATATTCTGTTATATTTGTATTATAAAACTCATCAATTTTTTCAGCTATGTCTTTAGGATCATATTTTTCAGCAAAAAAATTAATACCTGGTTGAAAATTATATGTTTCTACCCCACAAGGTTTTACTAAAGGTTTATTAGGAAGCCAAGTATTTATAGGATATCTATCTCCTGAAATAATTAGACATCCGGCGGCGTGTGCTTCTTGTAAAGGAAGAGATAACCCATTAAATCTTTCTACAAAAAGAAAAACATCTACATCTTCCCAAAGTTCATCAAAAGGAATATGTTTATTTATAACTTCAACGCGCGGATCATTAATTTGAGGTAAATTTAATTTTTGGGCTTTTAATTTTAATTTAATTGGCGATTTAATATGTGGTAAAGCTTGTATTAAAGCTAAAGTACCATTTCTATCATGAAAACTTCCGTTTCCACCATTATGCATAAATGTTAAAGCTTTTTCTTTGAGTTTCCATGTAATATTAGAATTAGATGGAACTGGCAAAAATATAATTCTATGATCAGGATACATTTTCTTATAGTAATCATAGTCTATTTGACTAGGAACTATAAACATATCAACATCCATAGGAAATGGACTCCACTCGTACATAGGCATAACTACTATAGGTATTTTATATTTTTTTGCTATAGGAATGGTTTCAGGATAAAAATAAGTTTCAAATAAGAATAAAACATCCAATTCCTTAATATAATTTTCTAAAATATTAACATCATAATTTGAATTAGGAGGAGAAATAGTAGTCTTCCCGGGATAAAATATTGATGAATGATCAGGATAGTTAGGATGAATAGGAATTAAAATATCATTTATTATACCATTATCCCAAAACTCTTTAGTCAGAATCCCTAATCCTGAATATGTTGCCCAATTTATAGTTCCTATTTTCATTTGATTAAAATTTCTTCCCATCGTTCTCTTAAGTCTTCGGGTAAACTTGAATCTCCAAAATATTCTAAAATTAAAACTTTTTTAGCTACTCGTTTTAGTTCTGATTCTATCTGATCCCATGCTTCTTGATTAATTTCTCTAACTATCATTGCTCTAGTAGAAATAGTAAAACACCAATCGAAGCTGTTATTATCCCATGGCATTTTTTTAAGATCTCCGCATATAAAATTTTCTGCATGAAGTGGATAATTTTTTTTGGCTAACGAAATAAAATCTGGCGAAATATCTATTCCAGTATAATTAGAAAATAATGGAGACCATCTTCCAAAAGCACAGCCGGCATCTAGTACTTTATCATTTTTAACATCAATATATTTTGTTAATATATTATAGTGATGTTGATTAATTGTTTGCCATTGTGATTCATGACAATTATAAACAGACATTCTTAGTTCGTTAGATGTGCTAAGTCGTTGTTTCCAGAATTCTGGATTCATTACTGGTTTTTTCATATTTTCCTTTTTTTTTTAAATTTTAAAAAGCCCATTTGTTATTATTATTATGAAAATATTTTATTGTATTTATTAAAGATTGTTCAAGGGAAGTTGGAGTTTTTTCTCCTATTACAGAATAAAGCTTTGTATTATCAGATTGTAAATGCCATATTTCCCATGGACGAATTCTACTTTCATCTGTAATTATTTCAATTGTTTCATGCCCCATTAATTTCCCAATTAAATGAGCTAAATCATAAATTTTTGACCCGCCTTCTGATCCCATATTATATACTTCGCCAAAATTTCCTTTTTCGAGTAGTTCAACCGCCATTCGAACTGCATCGCCGGCATACTGAAAATCTCTAAATGAATTGTTTCCTAAATTCACTTTATTCGAAATATGTAATTGTGAAATAATTTCTGGAATTACATATTCATGTGTTTCTCTTTCTCCTACACAATTAAATTGTCTCATAGCAATTGCAGGAACTTTAGCTTCCCTCCATCTAACTTGGACTAATCCATCAGCTGCAGCTTTTGATACTCCATAAGTAGAATGTGGTGTAATAGGATCAGATTCTTTAATTTTACCTACCATATCTCCATATATTTCAGCTGAACTAACTTGAAGCAAACCTTTTATATCTGCAATTTGGCATGCATTTAATACTTTTAGTACTGACGTAGCGTTTATATCGAAAAAATGCATCGGTCTTTCAAAGCATTCAGGAATATAAGGCTCGGCTGCATAATTAAAAACATACTCTATGTTATTGTCTGTAAAAATTTTAGCTAATTCTATTTCATTATCTCTAATATCAAACCAAATAAATTTACTCTTAGAGTGTAAATGTTCTTTGCGGCCGGTTATAAGATTATCTAAAACAGTTACTGTACAATTCCTGTCTTCTATTAAATGATCTACTAAATGGGAACCTAAAAATCCAGCTCCGCCAATTACGCATATATTTTTATTATTTATATTCCTCATAATTTACTTTTCTTGTTATTTGTTATAATTTCTATTAATTGTGAAGCTCTGTTAGCCAATGTGTGATATTTTTGAGTATGAATCATACCTTTATTAGCTACTGTTTCTCTTTCTTCATCATTTTCTATCCAATAATCGATTTTATCTTTAATCTTATTAAATCCTTCCTCTCGATAGTAAACATCAAAATGGGTACCTATTTCATATTCTTTATCAATACCTTCGTGATAGGCATGCAAACAAAATCCTCCTCTGCCAATAGTTTCATACAGCCTGTTAGACCAATAATATGGTTTAGGAACACTTTCTCCAATAATTATCTTACTAGAAGCTATCAAATTATTTAAGTCATCCATACGTATTTCATGTTCAGTTTTACCTATATGTAAAAATTTATCTTGATAAGTTTGATGTAAAAATTCTACAAGATCCTTTCTATAAGTATGATACAAGTCTGTTGTGCCTCCTATAAATACTACATCATATGGTTGATAAATAGGTATTCCTTTATAACAACATTCATTATATATGCCTTGTCTTACAGTAAAATGATTAATTTTATTATCTATACAAAAATTATGAGCATAACCTTCAGGAGTAAGAACATAATCAGCTTTATACATCTCTTCTTTATTTACTACAATATTATGTCTGCCTTCTAATTCATAAAAAGCATCAGAATGCCATGTTATAGTTTTTATTCCTTTTTGTCGACATTCTTTGAAAATTTTATCAAGATTAGGTACAGACCATTTTGGCGACATTAAATAATCTAAATTAGATGAAAGGATATAATTAAGAGTATAATCAAAATTACTAAATAATTCAATTGGATTAATTCTTATTATATTAATACCCAATTTTTCTAAAGAACGAGCAATACCTTCTTCGTCATAAATTCTTTCAAATTTTCCTATATACCCTATTTTCATTTTATTTCCTACTTATATATATTATATGTAATTTTTAATTAATTTCCAATTGTTTCGTAAAGTTTATTTTGACGTTCTTGTCTTTGTATTGTTTTAGGATGATGAAATGCAAATTCTTCTTTTGCCGGAAGGTGTGAATATTTTTTTATTCCTTCAATTCGCTCATGAACTTTTCCTTTCCATTCTATCATTGGAGATCTTTTATATATTCTTCCTTGATAGTCTGGCCAGTTTACCCATCCTTCTTCATTTACTTGCCATTTCCATTTATTAACATGTTCTTGAGTCAATCCCTCTACAGTATTTATTCTTGGAACATATATTAATTCGGTTTCTGGATTTAAATCTATAATTTGTTTGATATTTTGTATTAATATTGAAGATGGTAATTCATCAGCATCTATATTGAAAATCCAGTCACAATCGTCAAATAAATGATATCCTAAATTTTTAAATGATGCAAAGTCTTTATCTAAGTTACTATATATTACACGAAATGATTCATTATCTGGAACTAGAAACTGATTACACAATGAATCAACTTCTGGTGTTACCTTTTCTTCATCAAGTAAAACACCAATACAATCATTTTTGTCTATGTTAGTTCGCAATAATATTAAAAGTTTTTTTAACTCTTCATATTCATTACATGCTGTTATAAAATATCCTATTTTCATTTTTTTATTAATCCCAATTGATAACCTTTAAAAATTATATCATATAAATCTTCATACATAGTATAAAATGATCGTATTCCAAATTTAGGAGAATCTACCAAATTTGTTTGTTTTGGATCTTGCCATTCAAAATCATCAAATATTAACAAACCTTTAGAATTAAGCATTTTATGTGCATAATATGCATCTATAAAAGTATCGTCTGATCTATGAGATGCATCTATATAAATAAAATCATATTTGTTACCTTTTTTCTCTAATTCCGGGAGTATATATTGAGAAACTCCTTTGTTGATTTTAAAATTAATGTCAGGATAAAAAGATATATTATGAGCAAAGTTATCATAAATAAAATTATTTTCTAATAATCTTTCAGCAGTTCTATTCATTCCTGATTCATTTAAAGATCCTTCAAAAGTATCTACGACATCATAATTAGTATCTTTTTGCAAATATTCTTCACAAATAAAACTAGTGGCTCTTCCTTCAAAACATCCTATTTCTAAAACATTTTTTATTTCTATAGGAGCTATATATTGTGTGAAAATTTTATTCCATATGGGGATCATCCTATCAAACCATTTTTCTGTATATTTTTGATCTTTATTATATTCAAACATGTTATACTTTGTTTAATTTAGGTAATTTTAATTTAGGAAGTTCCAATTGTTGTGGCATTGCAATTTTATCTATAGACTCTTGTATTATTTTTAATACTTCTGTATATTGTTTTGATACAGCTTTTCTAGTAAAATTTGTTTCAACAAACTTTTTTTGTTCTTTAGAAAATGGTAAATACTTGTTATAATGTTTATAAACTTGTTTCAATGCTTTTTTTGCAAATTCATAATCAGGAGTAAACCATTTAGATTCGGCTATAATCCATTCATTTCTAGCAGATGGGTGTACTTCTGTTAATCCTCCTTGTAATCCTACTACATGCTCTAAAAAGTCTGCTTGTCCAGAATATACTGGAGCAATTATAGGTTTTCCGGAAGTTCCAAATTCTAAAAGAGGCCTTCCAAATCCTTCTCCTTTAGTAAATGATACCATGGCTTTAACTTTTGAATGATTATATAAAGCATTCATTTCATTGTCAGATAAATCACCATGTAATAAATATACATTAGGAAGTTTCACAGAATTTCCATACATTTCTTGTATTTCATTTATTTTCTTTTCTATTTCCCATTGATCTGTTACAGAATATGTTGCACCGCTAGTTTTCAAAATTAGAGCCGGCATTTTTTGTGCATTTTTAAATGTATCAAAAAATGTTTTTATTAATCCAGACACATTTTTTCTATCTTGACCTAAATGTCCTTGAAGCCAATGTCCAACAAATAAGAAACAAAATGATTCATGAATATCATTTAATTCATCGACTACAGCTGATGTATTTTTTTTATTGTAAATAGATTCATTGAAATATTCAGAAATAACTTGTATATTAGTAGTTATTGGAATATTATATTTTTGTGCCGAAATAAATAATACTTGTTTTGTGAATTGTGATGGAACAATAATTAAATTCATTTTATTTACTGATTCTACCCATTCTTTTTTACATATATCACCTTCAGTTACTGCAGTTACTCCAATATTATATTTTCCTACTGGCTGAAATTCATTTGGGATTGTTATTTGTACCCAAATATCTGGTTGCTCTCTTAAAGGCAATGGAACGATTCTATTTTTAATATCATCAGAAACAGGATATGTAAATGGTGTACTTCCCCATGGCATTGAAAGTAATTTAATGTCCCATTCTGAATCTTTTTGTTCTATAAAGTTATCAATTATTTCTCTTGCATGATGTCCGTAACCAGATTGTGTAGCTACTGGACTTGATATGACACATGATCTTTTCATACTATTCCCATTTCTTTATATTGTTTTTTTGTTACTTTTGTTAATCTATATTTAGGTCGTACTTCTTTTGGAGTATCAAACATAAACTCAATCATTTCTATCATTTTATTTCCCATTTGTTCTGCAGTTAATCCATGAGTCAAACAAAATTCTCTTCCTGCTTCTCCACATTTTTTTCTTTCTGCAGAATCCATTGACCACCATTCGAATATAGCATCTCCAACATCTTCAAAATTAACTCTATCATCAAATATATAAGGAGTTAATGGAGAACCTTGCAATGATCTATTTGATGGAAATATTGGTTTAGCCCATTTACCATGTTTTGTAAATGTTTTTTGATTGTTAGTTGAAAACTTTTTGTCAAATGTTATCCATTCTCCTTTATCATTTTCAAATCTCATTTGATCTTGTAATCCGCCTGTAACATTGTTAACAATTGGAGTTCCAGATAATAATGCTTCTGTACTACTTAGTCCCCATCCTTCATTTGATGCGATATTAACTACTACATCTGAAATATTATACATTCCATTTAATTCTTCAGAAGTTATATGACCTGTTGAAAATAAAACTTTACATTCTGGTGCTAATGTTTTCCAAACAGCTCTTAAATCTGTTCCATTATTATCACTAGGTTGAGTATGTAACAATAATGCTACACGATCTTGTTGATTCTTAGGTAATTTAGATCTAAAATGTTTAAATGCTAATATTAAATCGCCTGGTTGTTTTCTTCTTATATTTCTATTATTCCAAAAAACAATAAAATCTACATTATTTTTTTCTTTTATGTTTGTTACTGCTTTTTGATATAAATCATCTGAATCTGGTAGTGGTTTATATAAATTATGATTTAATCCATGAGGTACATATCCAGTAATTATATCATTCCATTCAAACTCTTTAACTTTATTTTTTCCTTTATCCCAATCATGTACATTGAAATTATTTTGATCTAAAACTTCACGATGAATATTATCAGATTGTTTAGATATACCCATTATTAAATCACAACTTCCGTAAAAAGGAGCATTCCACATTGGATATGGCAAATCATCCCAAATTGAATAATATATAATAGGAATTTCAAATGTAGTTTTTATTTCATGTTCCAATTGATATAACCATATCCAATATCTTGGATCTGTAAAATGAAAGATAGCATCTGGTTTTTCTTGATTTAATACTTGAAATAATAAATTTCTATTTCCATATCCATCAGTTGCAATTAATTTTACATTTGCATCTTGAACTCCTGTTTGTTTTTTTATATCTTCAGAAAGGTCAAACATCTTTCCTTTATCTGGATGATTTTGTGCTCCTCCAATTTGTATCCAGTCATATTTATGTACTGTATTTAATACAATTTCTTTTGAGATTGTTCCAATGCCTGATGGAAGACGTAAATCATCTCCCATTAATAGAATTTTTTTCTTTTTAGATTTAGCTACCGGTATGTTTGGTAGATTTAGTTTAGGTAACTCCATTTATTTCCTTGTATAACTTTTTTATTTATTATAAATATCAACCTATAATAGTTACTGGTTTATTTAATTTGTTTATTTTATTATATGCAGTTTTTAGTTGAGGATTTAAATCCTTTTGATTATTCATGATAACTAAATAATCACAATTTTCTGCTAACAATCTCATTCTGTGTAATAATTGTGAAAAATGATAATTTTTACCATAATAAGATTCTGGAAGTGCTGAATATAAATTATGGCCAGTATATGATGCATTATATTCTTCATATTGAATTCCGAATTCTAATGCAAATTTTCTAATCATAAAATTAGCTCCTTCGCTTCCTCCTCCACCTACTACTATTAAATCACTTGAAAATCGTTGTTTTAAATCTGTTAAAACTTGTTGTATTTTTCGTTTGTTTTGCCATTCTTTATTTCCAATAACACCAATTCTCATTATCCTTTAATAACTTGTTTTTCTGGATCAGGCTTACTATTTCCTACATGAGATATCATCATTTTTAATGCTTCTAATTTATCTTGAGCATCTGCAAATTGTGCTACTATATTATCCATTTCTTCTGTGTGTTGAGGATGTTCTCCAATTCCAACTGAATTGTTTAGATAAATGTCTAATCGAGCAACTGCATCAGCTTTGTCGGCACGATATTTTGTATATAATGCTTCTAATAATAATCCATTCATATATGTTCCTTTTTATTTATATTATATTAAAATTTATTCACGAATCCTATTTTCTTTAGGACAATTTTCATAATCCATTTTAAATGGACACCACTTACAATGTTTTGCTCCTTTACCAGCAATAGCTAGATAATTTTTATCTTTCTGTTTATTACCATCTTTATCAAAACAATATTCTATAAACGTATCAATACTTCGTTGTATCTTTTTTCTAGTAACTGATCCTGAAGCTGGATTTAATAATTGTATCCTTTTTTGTGGAAACATTGATTCTTCTAATAGTTTTCGTTTAACTATAAAAAATTCAATATCAATATTATCAATTGGAATACCAAATTGATCTGAAAAATATTTTTTATATGCAACTAGTTGAGCAGCTTTTAGTTTGTCTGCTTTTTGATATTTATTCCAGCCCATTCTACTAGTTTTAATATCTAATATCTTTATTTTATTTTGTACAGTATCTCTAACTACTATATCTATAAATCCATACCAATATACATTTTTATTGGTAGGAGAAGCAGGGACTCCTAACTCTACTTCTATTCCAACTAGCTCTTGATTCTTAGTAGAAAAATATTGAGCTCTTCTTTTAGTGAACCATTCCAATATTTGTACGCCGTCTTCTAAATGTTCTGCTAATTCAGTTGGAGTAGAAAAATGTTCTCCATTATTTGCTTTAACACCTTTTTGATATTCCATCTTTAAACATGTTAATAACATATCACGAAGGTCAATATTATTAGCTGCTTTAACAGAATCAGTATACATTACAGTTAAATATTCTTGTAATGTTTCATGAAATGCTGTACCAAAACAAGTTGCTATACTATGAGTAAATGGAGCTAATTTGTCAATATAAGAAAGTTTCCATTGTCTAGGACACTTTTCAAACATAGACCATTGCGAATAAGATATCTTAGCAGGAACCTTAGATACATCATTTAATGATAGTTTATATACTGGATTTATATACCCGCTTTTCATATTATGGATATAAAATAAGATCTTGTTTACATTCTAAGATAAGATCATCTTTTATTTCAGAAATTTTATCATAAAACTTTTCAACAGCTTCATCATATGCATACTGATCTTCGTTATCTGCAAAATCATCTTCATCTGGATATTCTGGTAAATCATCATCTTCCATTATAAATTCAGAACCGTTTTGATTAGCGTAGCCTCCCGAAACATGTAAATATGCTTCATCTTCACTTCTAGCCTCCATTTCAAATTCGCCTCGCTTTATAAACCAATCTGCTAGTTCATGAAATAATTCTTCTGGTGGATACCATGCAGAATCAAATGTCAAATCAATTATATCATCATCTACTTGCCAATCATGTACAAAACACCACTTTGCTCCTACATTTTCAGTCATCCAATCTCTAGTTAAGTTGTCTTTTGGATAATCTTTGTATAATAATCCATATAAATTGTCAGCCAATAAATCACTTTTTTTCTGCCAATCTGCCTCTTCTACTTCTGGAGTAAATATTTTGTCTGCGAAATTTTTTAGAACTTCTTTGGATGCTTCTATACTCACAACCGTATATACGTTATTTGCCATAATATTTTTATTATATTATAAGAAATTATTCGGATTGATCCAAATGTTCTGTGAGATATATATCTATTAAATCTTTTGTCTTTTTTAGATCTTCTTCGAATTGTCCTTTTTTTCTGCATCTAACAACCCGTTTAACAATATCAAATTCATATGAATTCAAATCCCATTCTTCGCAAAACTTATATAAACTAGATTTACCAACATAATGATATTGAGTATTTACTGATTCTGTGTTATCTGATTCAAATTTCATTTCTTACCTTTTAACATTGTTTTTATTTCTTTTTCTGTATATCCATATAATGATAACAAAGAGCTGCAACTATCTTTTGGCATTAACTCGACATATTCAATGGCCTCTGATTTACTTATCAGATAGTGGTCTGCAATTTGTGAAACTAACTGTTTGTCATACTTATCTTCCTTTTTTCCTTTTATGTACTTAGCAAAGGTTCTCTGGGCAGGTAGAAGGCCGTGATAGAGACGATAAGTATC